TAGATGTGTGCTGAGAGGACTCCGTCATGAGGCTCCTTCTGACCGTCCAAATATCTTGCATATTGTACCCGCAAGGGCCACAAGCAGAACGCAAAGCATGGGTCAAATGGGAATTGCAGATGGTTTGCCCGGAAATAAAAACCCGAACTTCCATAGGAAGTTCGGGTTTCAGATTCATGGTAGCCCGGGCGTGAATTATCCCGAACTTTTTCAAGTGTATCACAGCGCGCGGATACTGCCGATCAAAGGAGGCTTTGGCGTGCTGCTTGCAGCCTAGTAATTGCTGCCAGGCGTGCTCACGGCGCCATCGTCAGGGTAGCGGAAAGAGTACGCGATTCCGCGTTTGCCTAACTCGTAGGCGAGTTTTCGCGCGACGGCGTTGGGCCAACCAAAAGGCCCCTCGTCTCGACCGTATTTGTCATACATCTGTTGGTCGCGATAGTAGGTAATAGGAACCAGCACGGGATTCTTGCCGAATTGCTCAACCTGCTTGGCAACGACACCCAGCATATAGCTGACCTGATTCGCCTGGGACTCTGCGACGCTGTCGAGATAGCCAAAGGCATCCTCCGGCACGGCATATGGGAACGAGGGCTTTTCCCAGCGCTTGATCGTCTGCAAATGGACGCCGAGCGCATCGGCGACGTTTTGTTGGGAAAGGCCACATGCCTCACGCAGCGCCTTGAAATCAGCCTTGGTCCTCAGCCTGGAAGTGTCCTTTTCTATAACGACCTTAGAGTCCCAATCACCTGAGTAACTGTAAATCTCACTCAATGCAGACCTCAGATCTGCCATGTCATCGCACTCAACCTCAGTAACGTCTCCGTCGGTTTCCGTAATGGTGTAAACGCCATCGCCACCCCAAGATTCGCTAACGGCCTTGTCGAGCTGCTCGCCGTGGTCGTGCTTCTGCATGACCTCATTCCAGTCAACACCATCGCGCTCGACAAAGTATCCATTGCCGTGCTGGACTCCATCATCGTCAACGTCGGTCACATACTCGAAGATTTCGCTTGCAATGGCGTCTAGGTCGTAATCCTCGACGAACTCGCCGCAGACAGGCTTAATTGCCTGGTCGATAACATCCTGGATGCTGGTGTACTTCATGACGATCGCGTCCTCTCTACTTCAAAGCCTTCGATGCCTTACCTAGGCAGCGGAAACCGGTGCGGTAGCCGTCGACATTGCAGGTCTCGGCAAAGACGATGCCGTCGAGCACCCAGCGCTGCTCGGTGCAACCGCTGTCATACTCGACGCACCCGAGGTATTCGCCGCGTTCGATGACCTCGTTGCGAGTTGGCTGATGCTTGGAATTCGTCGTGTTCTTCATGATTATTAACCCTATTCTGCGCTTAATCTGTATGTCTCGGTGATGCTTAAAAGACGTGATGGCAGCGGATCGTGTAGGTGTGTGTCAGTCATGATGTTCTCCCCTCGGGATTGCAGGTGCCTCTTGCCCCTGTCGTTGTCTATCTTATGCTACCTTTGGTAGCAGTACGCAAGTATTATCTTGAACTTTTTTTGCCAAAAAAAATGCCCACCCCGGCAGAGCCGGAGTGGGCGAAGCGCTATTTGCGATTGATGAAAAGGCACATTGCGAGCACGCCGACAGCTGCACCAAGCTGTGCACCTAAAAGCAACAGGAGGATATTGCCTAGCATCTCGTCTCCTAACTAAGCTGCATAGAGCTTGCGCTTGATTGCCTGGGCGACTGCCCTGTTGGTATCGGGGCCGTGGTAGCCATCGGCGCCTGACGATCCGACAGAGATGCCATTGTCAATAAGCCATTGCTGGTGCTTGCGGATGGTGCCGTCGGTCATCTGGCGCGCCTGGACGCCAGGGTGCGGTGGGTAAATCGTGCACCCAACTTTGCGTTGGAGCGCGAGGACCATGTCAGATCCACATCCCTTGCCGGTCTTGGTCCATTCGACACATCGCTGATCGACCGCCCAGAAATACCGCTGATGTGCCTCATCCTGACCAGAGATCACTCCATCCACGGTCGTGCTGAGCTGCTCTTGAATCGAGCGCGTGAACTTGGGACCCCAGTAACGTACGTCGCCGAGATCGGCATCGGTGTTGTCGGCGACATCGGTGTTGGCGCCAGAAAGCGTTTTGCCGTCGCTAAGCCAGTAGAGCGTGCCGTCCCAAGGGTAGGAGTAGTACGCCTTGATATTGGACTCATGGCTGTTTTGGTCGCCCTTGTTGCCAGTGATGGTGCCCCTCTCCGAGATGGAGAACTGCGCCAAGAGGTCTCCGCGCGACGAGCCATAAGGCGAGATGCACACGGCGGTGTGACGCTTCTCATTAAGGTAGATGTCGCCACGCCGCGCGGACTTGACGCCCATCTTGCGCCAGCCGAAAAGCCCGGTCTTGAGCAGCTGCTCGCGCATGTTGCCGGTATAGGTGGCACCGAAGGTGTTGATGCCGACGGCGCGAAGTGCCGTGATGACGGCAGACGAGCAATCGCGGTCGCCGCCGGCAATAGTCACGGTCGTGCCATCAGAAAGCCTGATCGTCTCAGTGGTACCGTCGCCCATGCGATTGTATTGCGAGTATCCATGACCGGAGCCGCCGTCATGGGTGACGAGGTGCTCCATGACCTGCGCGAAAGCCTCGCGCTGGGTGATCGCCATGGCTAGTCCACCTTGATTTCACCGAGTGCGAGCAGGGCATCGAGCCATTTGTCGGTGATTCCAACACTTTTAAAAGCTGCGTAGGCTACCTGCACGCCGCCGACGCAGGCGAATATGGAGGTAACCCAGGCGCCGGGGTCAGCCGGCGCTCCATTTGCCATGGCCGTGAGCGCACCGCATAGCGCTGATACCGAGATCGCCGTCCATCGCGCGGCGTTGCCGGTCATTGCCTTAGTCTTGATTGCCTGCACGATGTAGGGCACCACGAGCACCGTGGTCACCGTGAGGCCTGCCTGAATCTCTGTCATTTCGCAGTCCTATCTCTTAGATTCTTTGTCGTAAAGCAGATCAACTCGGTCGCAGATGTGGTCGACCTTTTGCGCCATTCCCTGGCTACGCGCACGGCTGTGGACCAAATCCGAATGGAGGACGTCATTTGACGCCACAACGGATTCCATCAGGGTTTTCATGGCCTCCATGAGGCTGTTCGACCGCTCCATTTGCGCCGCGATGCGACCCTCCATCTGCGAGCGCTCGCGGTCGCGCTGCGCGCGCTCGTCCACCTCGGCCTGCTTCCGCTCCTCACGCTTCATGTCAATGCCGGCCTTGCGCTCGTTCTGGCGCTTGTACTCGTCCAGAAATTGCCGGCCAAAGTAAAAGGCGATCAGCGCAAGCAGCACGCCGCCAAGCCACGCGGGGCCGTACGGGGCAAAAAGCTTTAGCACTTCCATTCATTCACCCCCTTTGCCCCATCCCAGCGCTGGCAGGCAATCAGCCAGCGCAAAAGAAAAGGCCCCATTCGGGGCCAATCCTACTTGCCGAGAATCTTTTTGACGGATGCACGCCAAAGGACGTTCACGTCCTCAATCTTCCAAGGCGCACCGGTCTTTGGGTTAATCGACCCATCCTTGATGAGAGTCGCGTAGATTGCTGCCATTAGGATTCACCTCCCGCCGTCGCGATCATGTCTCCAAGCTCGGCGAGCGCCTGAAACGCCGTCTCGAGCTGTTTTCCGTTGTCGGCGACAGCCTGCTCAGTCGCGCCGATGCGCTCGTCGACCGTGCGATTGCCGGCGATCTGCTGCTCGGCGATGGCATCGAAGTCGGCTTCGATTTCCTCGGGTGTCGGCGTGCCGATGCGCTGGAAAAACAATGTGTTGCAGCGCCAGATCTTGTATGGCTCGCCCTCGGGACCGTTGTCGACGGTATCCTCGGCGATGTCCTTGCGGAGCCAAATGTTGGCGATTGGACCATCCTGGATGACCGTCACCTTTGCAGGCTCACGGTCGCAGAACTCAAGCTCGAATTGCATGAGCACTCCTTAATCTGTCGTATCTAGCGATTACCTTTTTGGCTTGGCGGCGTGCCGGATAGAGACCGTTGTCGTCGCAGAATCTCTGACTGTCGGTGTGCTTGAACCACCCGCAATAGGCGATCAAGCGTCGTGCCAGCCTCAGATTCTTCGGCTTTCGGCGGCATCGGAATAACGCTCGACGTCCCTTGCGAAAGGTCTTGTCGCGGATGGTGATCCGCTTGCGCCTAACGACGGGCCCGGCGATGTCCGTCGGCTCATCGTCGGTGGCCTTGCAGACCTTCCAGGGCTTGAGCCTTAGCCCGAACTCCGTCTTGAGGTACTTTGCGAGGTCTCGCGCGGCGCACTTGAGATTTCTCTTGTCGCTGCCGAACAGCCAGATATCGTCGACATACCATGCCTGGTGCTCGACAAGCGCGACGCGCTTGCCGCGGCGAGTCTTATGCAAGTCCTCGACATGGTGATAGCCAAAGCTCAGGATGAGCAACGCCATCCTGAGCGAGAAATAGCTACCGATCATCAAGTGACCGTCTGGATACGAGTCCATGATCGCCTTGGCGATACCGAGCACGACGCTCGAGCGCACGTACTTTTCGAGCACGCGCATAACGTCAGCGCACCTCACGGACTCATAGCAGGATTTGACGTCGAGGTGCACGTGATAGGCGCACTGGTTGACCCACTTCTGCACCGTGGGCGCTGCGCGGAACTGGCCCATACCCGGTCTGTTGACCTGCCAGTAGCCGGTTTTCGCGCGCATGAACCCATCGACGGCGAGGTCGACGGTGTAGCCGCATACCTGCTGCTTGACACCCTCGACGCCGATGTTGCGCAGCTTGCCGCCATCTTGCCTCGGTCTCGTATGCACTGGTTCAAATCGCAGCGTACCGGCATTGGCCTCGGCTACGATTTCGGCGATGAGGGCATCAGGCGATCCATATTCCTTGTACACACGCCATTCATTGGTCCGGCCTGATTCGCCGGACCGCCAATTCTCATAGGCCTTGCCAACAAGATCAGTATCGACGGCAAGGCCCTTGCAGTAACTTTTCATTCGACCAATCCAGCTCTCTGATTGCATTCCGAGCGGTCGGCAGGATGCCTACTGACCCGGTGGTCTTATATGCCATTTCACTTTGTTAAGCCAGGCGCGCCCGATGCTTCCACCGGGTACTCTGCCGTGCGGGTTTATGGGAGCTATCAATCAGATTCGCGCGAGGCGTTGTTCCACCTCGTCCTGCCGGGCCTGTTGCTAAGGTTCGCGCGGCGCAAGCCAGCGTTGGAGCCGTTCCTGAGGTTGCCGAAAACCTGGACGAAAGGAATTTCACCTGCATGCACGGCAGGTCCCTGGGTCGTTTTTCAGGGGCGCCGCCCCTCTGCCGACTAAGCCGCCTGCGGCGGCACGTCGGCATTCACCCTGTTTCGACCATTTGGCGAGACGCGCGAGGCGTCGACCCACCACGCCCTGCCGGGCCAGTCGCTAAGGTACGCGCGGCGCAAGCCAGCGCAGGAGCCGTCCCAGAGGTTGCCGAAAACCAGGACTTCATACGTATCGGTCTTTTTGCCGCCGTAATACCAGATGCCGTCGCCGACACCTGCACCGGTGGAGCCACCGGTACCGTAAGGCACCAGGGATCCCTTGGCCTTGACCATTGCCGACGGGTACATCTCGCCGTCAGCCGCCTTGATCGGCAGCGTGAAAATCTTGGTGTAGTCGGCGGTCACGGAGGTAGCAGACTTGGACGTGTCCTCGGCGAGGTAGTAGCCGTAACCGTCATCCTCGCCCTTGACGAGCTGATCGCCGAGAATCTCGTAGGCACCGAGCATCACCTCGATACCCTGGATGGTGAAGGGCTCTCGTCCGGACTTGTTGTCGTAGGGCGAACCGTCGCCGACGATGCCGACGGTCGCGCCGGGATTCCACGGAGCCGTGGAGACAAGCTGACCCACCTCAGTCGAGATATTGCCGCAGTCGAGCGTCAGAATGACGTTATCGCCATTGACGGTCTTTTTGACGATGTTGGCCTGATCCGCGATGTCAAAGGCATCGGCATTGCCTCGATCTCGACCGGCAACTTTGGTGGTTCCGACCATGACGGCAGAGCCGATGGGCCACTTGTCGGCGACGGTCTTGGCGATGGTGACGGCAGGCGCACCGGAGCCTGCTACCGTCACGGGCGTCTGCTCGGTATGGTTCGAGCAGCCGGCGAAATTGGCCTGACTCGACTTGTTGGCATACTTGAGCAGATTCATCTCGTAGAGATAGTCATAGTCGGCGGCGGTATAGCCGCTGTACTCGGCGCCCTTCTTCTTAGCGGCCTCATTCATCGAGTTGTGCGAGCAGCTGCGGGTCCAGAGCTTGGCGCCGGCGACCGAGCAGGGCTTGCCGGCGGAATCCTTGGATGCCCCGAATGCGGCACGGCACATGAATGGCTCGAGCGTGCCGTCGATGCGCAGCGAGCGGTCCTCCGGTACGTAGCCCACGTGGGGACGGTCTGAGCAGGCGACGCGGTACTTGCCGTCGACGATGCCGTGGAATACGTAGCGCACAGGCGCGAGCGCGAATACATCTCGGCCGTCGGTATAGCTGAAATTACCAAAGGAGCGCATGCCGGTGATGTGCCAGGTGCCGGAATCGTCCTTGTAACCGTTGACATGCTCATAACGAAATGGACCGACACCGGCGTAAGGGTCGGTGCCGGGCTTGAGCAGCGTGGACGGCACCGGGTTGGCGATATCGGCGTTGGCGAGGCTCTTGGTGAGCGCCTGGACGGCATCGAGCTTCTGGTCGACGGCATAGATCTTGCCGTCGCTCTCTGAGCTCAGCCATCGCAGGATGGACTTGACGGTGAATTCGCGCTTGGCGGCATCCCACTCGGGATAAGGCGCAGGTGCGACATTCAGGCTCAGAATGGCGTCGGCGACAGCGTTAAAGCCATTCTCCATCGTGTCGTTTGCTGGAAAGATGTGATCCATTTAGTCCCCCTTGACGGTCGAATCGACGATGACAGGCCATGTGTCGCCGTTCTTATCGGTAATGCGCTTGAAATACATGCTCTTGTCGGCAGAGATGGAGCCTCGCGCCTCCTCTGCCGCGCGGCGTGCATCGGCGGCGGCATCAGCCGTCTCCTTGATGACGGTGGCGGCGCTGTCCGACGCTTTGCCGGCGCTCAAGGCGCTCGCGGCGGCGGCGTCCTTGGATTTATTGGCGGCGGCGGCAGATTCGGTCGCATCGTCGCGAGCGGCCTTGGCAGCTGCGGCCGCAGCCGAGAGCTTGGTCGACATTTCGGTAAATGAAGCATCACGCTTTGTCTCGGCAGTCGCGCGAGATTTCTCGGCCTCGACACGCGAGGTCTCGGCAGTCGAGCGCTTGGTCTCGGTGGTTTCTCGCAGCTTCTCGGCCTCGACACGCGAGGTCTCGGCGTTGACGCGCTTGGTCTCGGCGGCTGCTCGCAGCTTCTCGGCCTCGACTCGCGCAGTCTCGGCGGTAGTGCGCGCAGTCTCAGCATCGGCGCGCTTGGTCTCGGCGGCGGCTCGTGCCTGCTCGTCCGCTTTCGCCTGCTCGAGAATCGGTATATAGAGCGTCGCCTGCTGGCCGCCGATATCGGCATTTTGCAGGACCTTGACCGAACACGACTCGGTCGTGTCGAGGTAGTTCTCGCCTTTGTAGATCTCGTAGTACCAATGCGCAAGCCCGGCATCGGTCGACATCTCCGCCGGCAGCACATGGCGAACCATGCCGGCGGTCGCGTTGGCGACCTCGATCTCCGTGGGCCCCACGAGCTGACCGGTGCCGGTGGTGCCGACGAATCGCACGGTGCATCCGGTTAGGTCGTATGGGATGCCCTTGGAGGCGATGCTTACCGTGAGCTCGCGGTTTCCGCGCTCGCCACGGCGCAGCGGGTCGATTCGCTGCTCCCTAAAGGCATTCTCTGGCTTTTTAGTATCGAACGTTAATTCTTGAGCCATAACGCCCCTCTCTTTACTTGATTAGTTTTGCGATTGCGGCGCACTGGCCGCTCGACATGACGAGTACCAGAACGGTGTCACCGACCTTTGCGTCGCAGTACCTCGAGCAGGCGGTCAGGTTCTCGGCGGCTGAGAGCCGCACCTGGTATGCGCCGCCCTCCACCGCCATGACCTTGCCTCGCACGTGGTAATCGGTCGAGCGCGGCGCCTGACTAAGCCGCAAGGCGCGCTCGGCCTCGCGGACCAAGCTGTCAGCCATGGTCAGACCTCCTTTATGCTGCGATGACCTGACCGGTCACATCGACGAGCAGGTCGCGCCTGATGAATTCTCGAATCTTGACATTCGACGTACCAGTCGGCGTGCACGAGGTGTCGATTGAAGTGATCGCACCTTGGCGCTTGAGACCAGAGTACCGCAAGCCGGCGGCGTCGTTGATATCAACCGGAACGAGCAGCGTCTTGACCTTGGTGTACTGGATCTCGGAGCTGCCATCGAGCAGCTTCTTTCGCGCTAGAGCCTTGAGGTTCTCAAGGCGTTCCCCCTGCGTCTCTCCGGCGAGCTCGCTGACCTGCTCGACCGTGGAATTCTCACGCCACGAGCGCGATGGCAGCGATGCCCTGCTCTCTGGGTCGATGTTACGAGCCTGGGCGACATACGTCTCACCATCCGTCTCATAGGTGAGCACGACGATGTTAGGCGTATTACGCCAATCGTTCTCTGACTCGATGCCAGGCATGAGTGTCGAGGTCTCGTCGTTGGCAAATGTCCAAACGAGCTCGCGCGCGGTGGGCTCGACGTAGGGCTTGAGAATAACCGTGCCGCAGGCATCGGTATCGGCTGAGCCGTAACCTGCTGCATCGAGCAGGTAGTTGACCACATCGAGCAGTGAGTCATCAGCTGCAAACGTGTGGTCACAACTCAGCAGGTAGCTGGATGACTGACAGTTGGTGCGGAGACCGGCGCCGGTGATGATCTGGTTTGCCGCCGCAATGGCGTTGGTGCCAGCCGTGACCGTATATGGCAGCTTGAGCTTGGTATCCGACAGCACCTTGAGCAGCGAATAGAGCTTCGCGGTGCCAGACTGCCGAACTCCACCGCCGTCGAGCGAGGCATAGTCGGGCTCGTCAGATTCCACGAGGACGGTTGCGCGCCGCTGCTCGACCGTCTTGCCGTTGCGGTCGCGAAAAGTGTAAATAAGCGCGAGCGCATCGACCTCGTCGGGCGCGGTGCCGAAATATTTCAGCGAACCAGAGGTCTTGAGCGTATCGAAAGCCGAGCGGTTGATGCTCGCGCTCTCGATGTTGTCATATAGCGAGAGCTCTTCCCACGTCCCCCACTTGATGCGCCGATAGAGCCATCCGGCCTCGTAGCGAGCTCCGGTCCAATCGACCATCAGACCTCACCGCCGTCGACTCTCGTGATGGATACCGAGACAGAGGCGCTGTAATCCTCGAAGCCGTCATACTCCTCATCGATTTTCGCAGATGCTGAGCAATGGAAAACGTCTCCAGACAATCCCTTGTAGATCTTGTCACCCGAGGCGAACGTCATGCTCTCAAACGCGCGGGCCTGGTCGCGCGACTCGACCCATCCGGAGAAATCGATCTTGAGCGATCGTTGACGCGATTGGACAAGCAGAGGCCACGTCCTGCCATCGAGCTCGACGATCTCATCCGATGGGCGCGTCGGCGTGCGCGAGCCGGATGGCTCCCACATAGCCTGGGCGATACCGCCATCGTAAATAATGAACCACCACGGAGTCTCGATGATACCGGTGGCGGTCGACGTGTTGACGGCGCCGGTCCCGGAGGTCGTGACGGCCTCGTAGGTGCACTCGATGTTGAGCGGGGCGAAACGGTCTATGACCTCGGCGCCGTCGCTCATGTCCGAGCCGATCTTGATGCGACCGGTCTCTGTCACACGGTATAGGTCGAGACGCACGGCGGCTGCAAGCTCGCTGTCGCGCGAGAGCCTGACTTGCACGGTCGCGCATCCGGTGGCAGGATCCGTCTCGACGAAGATGTTGCCGCGCTGAGGCAGTCGAAACTTGGTCGTGACGGTGCGCTTGGCGCTTGCCGTGAGCGACGAGGTCGAACGTGACGCGACATTGATGATGTATGTCTCGCCATCGACCGGAACCCACTCGTCGGTCGTGATGATGGTCGTGAGGGACTTGCCGAGCGACTTTGTAAAGACCGTCTCGTCGCCGCGCGTGATCGTGAGCGTCGATGCCTGCACGGTGCCCGACTGGTCGATATACGTCAGCTTTACCGAAATCGGAACGTCGGTGATGACGAAGCCGTCCGCCGGCTGCTCGATGACCACGGTCGGGCGCTGCCTGACCGTGAAGGTGCGATTTGCGGACCATGGACCGAAATTTTCATCTGCGCCCTTGGTGCGGACGCGCCAAACGACCTGCCGGTTGACACCATATGAATTGGCTTTGATGATGGCGCACTGGTTGCCGACAACGTCATCGACCGCCCAAGTGTCACCTCCGTCGGTACTGATGGCGAGCTCTGCCCTTTGCTGATCGGAGCCGTCATACGGGTTGTGGCGCCACTGGTATGCGACCAGCGGCTCGTTTGACGCGATGACTCCAGAGGACGCCGGCGTCAAGAGCGTCGGCGCCATCGGCGGGCAGATCGTCACGACCGAATCGGACTCGGCCCACTCGCTGTCGAGGTGCAATCTCTTGTTTCGGGCGCGCAATTTGAAGGTGCCGCCGCCGAGGTCGACATCGAATGTCTTTACGAGGCCGTCAACGTAGGTCGACTCGCCCCAGTCGCCCCATCCGGTACTCCCCTGCTTGCACGTCTGGTACTCGAGCGAGGTGGCCGTGTTCGAGCTGTTTTCAAGTACAGCCGTGACGATCGTGTTGCTCTTGCGCGCGACCGAGACGAATCTCGGCGGCGCCGGCGTGTTGTAGACAGGCCCGGCATACTGGTAGTCGGGCGAGGAGCTGTTGTAGTTGTTGGGTATCACTCGCCAATCATAGGAGTGGTCCGGTGCGGTCGATGCCGTCCAGGATGTCGGCGAGTTAGTTAGGTCGGCTACATTCGACCAGGCGCCGCCGTCGATGCGCTGGTCGATATAGATGTGCCTGTAGGGACGCGCCGCGTGGGCGTTGTTTGCCCACGTCAGCTTCGCGGAGCTGTCCGATTGGCGCTCGACCTTGAGACCAGAGATGTTGTAAGGTTGCCATTCCGGTGCGCCGACCGTCTCGACGCCGTCGACAGCCGACCTGTGGTATGCGCCGGAGTATGAAGTGTAATCCGCCGCGATGCTCACGCGAGCCGTATGGCCGTAGCCGACATCTCCCCAGTCGCACCAGCCGGTGTCTGCGTAGATGCCCTGGCCATAAAGTCTGACCGTGCCTCCCCAGCTCGTCTTGAGCACCGTGCCGTTGAATGCCGAGCCAGCGGATACTTCAACGTAATAACGTGCCTTGAGATTAACGGCATCGTCGCGGTAGTTGTTGAAGCTATAGGAGACTACGACACGGAATTTGGCGCCGGGGCCGGCCCATCCGCCATAGTAGGATGCCATGCGTTACCTCCCGTTGGCGGTCATCGCCTGGTCGATGGCGCCGAAAACCTTATATGCGACCGCATCCGCGATCTCATCGGCGTCGCCGTCGGCGTAGACGGTAATCTGCAAGTTGTTGGTCGAAGTGGCGGCAGCATGGCGCTCAAAGGTGTCCTCGATGAAGCCACGGAGGATCGAGAGCGGTAGCACGGCCTCGGGGCCTGCCTCGCCGCCGACCATGGCATTGTTGCCGTTGAATCCGAAAAGCGTCGGCCTGGTCAGGATGCCGCCCTTGGCGTACCACTCGACGCTGATCTTGGGCGTCCTCGGCGGGACGATAGAGAAATCACCGCTGATGGAGAAATGCGGCAGGCTGATGTGGGGCAGTTGCAGCTTGCAGCCACGGAAAAAACCCGAAATCGCATTCAAAGCGCCGGACACCGTAGATTTCGCTGCGCCGAGCTTGTCGGAAAAGAAAGTAACGACCCCCTGTAGGGCTCCACCCACGATTGAGGTGATCGCATTAAACTGGCCGGAAAAAACGGAGACCACGGAGCCAAGAATTCCGCTGATCGCACCGGCAAGCCCATTTAAAATTCCCGACGCGATAGAGGACAGGCCATTCAAAATCGTCTGCACGCCATTTTGAGCCATCGTGAAATTGCCAGTAAAAATACCGACAATTACGCCAAGAACGGTATCAATCACACCTTGGACAACAACCATCCCGCCGGTTATGACCTGTAGCAGGCCGGAGGCGAAAGCCATGGCGCCGGAGACGATGAAACCGAATCCGGTGATGTATCCATCGACCAGAGATTGAAGCGCCGGCAGCAGGCCGGTCGTGAAAAATACCGACAGCGCATTGAGCACCGGCTGGATCTGCGCGACCGCCTGTGAAATCGTGTCGCAGATCTGCTGCCAGATTCCCATGACTGTATTGCGGAAGCTGTCATTGGTATTCCACAGATAGAGGAGCGCCGCCGTCGCCGCGGCGATCGCGATTGCGACAAGACCGATCGGCGAGAGCAGGAAACTGACCGCACCGCCGAGCGCGGTCACACCGCCGGACACCGCCGACAGAATCGGCACGATGTTCGCACCAATGGCAAATGCCGCGATACCGGCGGCACCGCCCGCCACAGCTGGCGCGATCTGGTCGAAGTTATCGATGAGCGTGCCGATTGCCGGGACCACATCGTTGCTGATGACCTGGACGGACTCGCGCAGAGGCTCCTTGAATTTGTCGTAGAGCTTGAGGCCGACCTCCTCAAGCGCCGAGTCGAGGTTGCTCAGGTCGCCGGCGAGGTTGTCGGTCATGGTCGCGGCCATGTCCTGCGCGGCGCCATTGGAGTTGTACAGCTCGTCGCGGAAACTGCCGAGCTCGTCGGTACCGGCGTTGAGGATGAGGTTGAGGCCCTTGATGGAGTCTGCGGTGAAGGTCGATTGCAGGGCACTCGCCTTTTCAGCGTCTCCCATGCCATCTGTCGCGCTCTCGACATCGCGCATGATGTCGACCATGTCGCGGTAGTTGCCGTTGGCGTCCATCACGGCAACGCTCGCGCTACCGATCTTGATGGCGCCATCGGACATTTTCGCAGTCATGTCGCGCATGACTGCGTTGAGCGCCGTGCCGGCCTCGGAGCCCTTGAGTCCCTGATTGGAAAGCTCGGAGATAAAGGCCGTCGTGGTCTGTACGTCCATGCCGGCGGCATTGCAGTTGGCGGCGCAATTCTTGAATGCGGCGCCAAGCTGCTCGACGTTCGTGTTGGCATTGCCCTGGGCGTACGCCAAAACGTCCGTCATCGTGGCGGCGTCACTTGCCTGCATCGAGAATGCCGACAGGTAGTCGGTAAGCAGGTCGGATGCCGACGCGAGGTCCATCGAGCCCGCCTGTGCGAGCGTGAGCACGCCGTTGATGCCATCGAGCGACTGCTCGGTATCCCATCCTGCGAGCGCCATGTAGCCGAATGCGTCGGCGACCTGAGCTGCCGAGAATGTGGTCGTGCCGCCGAGTTCGCGCGACTTCGCCTCAAGACGCTCCATATCGTCGGCGCTCGCGCCGGAGAGTGCCTGGACGTTGGATAGCGACAGCTCGAAGGTCTTGCCGAGGTCAACGACCTCCTTGGCGGTGTCCCTGGCGCCCTGTGCGGCGCGCGAGAGTGCATCGCTCGCGAGATTGGACAGCACGCCCTTTGCGACCGTGAAACCGTCGTTTGCGCGGTCGGCTGAATCGGCGAGGTTGTCCTCCTCGCGCGCGAGCTCTGCCGCGGCATCCTCGGCGGCGCGCATCTTGGATTCGTTTTGGCGAAGCTCGGAATTGAGCTCACGAATGTTACCCTCGAGCTCCTTGGCCTCGGTCGAGTCCTTACCCTTTGCGATGACCGCATCGGCGTATGCCGTCTGCAATTGCTTGAGCTTTGAGCGCTGCTCGTTGATCTTGTTGGACAGCTGAGTGTAGGCGCTCTCGGCCTGTTGCTCGGCGTCGGCCTGCTTCTCGATCTCGGTGCTGGTCTGGCTGATGGCGGCGCGGACGTTCTGCTGCGCAGCCTTTGCCTGATTGAGCTGATTGGTGAGCTTCTGGGACGATGCGGAGTTCTCGCCAAAGGCGGCGTTGGACGCCTCGAGCTGTGAGGCGAGCGCGTTGATCTTCTGCTGCAGAGTCTCGTCCTGCTGCTCAAGCAGCTTCTTCTTGCGCGTCAGCGCCTCTACCGAGGCACCTGTGTTTTTCATCTGGGCAGCATTGAGTTTGAGCTCGCCGCGGAGCGTGGTCATGGTCGAGTTAGCCGACTTGATGGCGGCGCGGAATTGCTCGGTTTCAGCCTTGAATTTGATTTCGACCGTATTCTTGCTCGCCACTACTTCTTTGCCTCCTCTCTGAGCTTGTTCTCGACAGCCGATTGCCAGAGGTCGTAGGCGTTTTTATTCGCCATGACGCTCAGCAAAAATGGGATGTCGGCGTTAAAAAAAATGTCCTCGGACATGCCGAGGACGAGGACGTAAAAGGCGTAGGCATCTTCAACGTCGGTGATTTCAAATTTCGGAGGGCGCGCGACCAGCTTGGATTTCTCCTTGGCGCCTAATTCCCTTGCGCGCTTTCTGAACGGCTCTGAAAACGCGCCATCTCTTTTGGGGAAATCAACGCCATCGCCGCCATCGTGACGGCATTGACGTCGGCGGGCGCGACGGCGATAAACTCATCCTGCGTCAGCGCATCGGCAAGCGTGCCGTTGTCATCGATGTATTGACAGAGATATCCGCAATAGACAATATCGAGCATTTTAAGCACGTCATCGGCAGCTCCCGCCATGACCACATGGCTGAATTGGGAGTAGAGCTGCTTGTTGAGCGCTCGTAGCTTGATGAGCAGTCCCCACGTGATCGTGAGCTTGAGCTTGGTGCCGTCACTCATCTCGATCTCGGTCGAGGCATTGATATTGCGCTTGGGCTTGGGCATTTCGCGTCCTCCATAATGGCCGGGGCGCCAAAGCGCCCCGGCATCGGCTAGTTAATCTCCTGGACGAGGCCAAGGTCGACCTTGCGAATCTCGGCGAGGCGGTTCTCGGTGATGTTGAGTACATCGCCGACGGCGTGCACACGCTTCGAGCGGCGGTCGACAAAGGCCTTTAGAACCTGGACTTTCACCTTTTTGGTCGCCATGGCTAATCAGCCGCCTTGACGAGCTCCGGGGTGAAGCTCTCCATCCAGGCGTTCTTGACGTCCTCGGTGGCATCCTCGAGGTCGCACTCGTAATGGCCGAAGCCGTTCTTGTCAGGTGAGTAGCCGATCTCGATCTCGAGCTCTGCGACCTCCTCGGCGCCGTTTTCGACCTTGGATGCGGGACCGGCGTTCATCACGCAGACGGGCCACGCCTTGAGCTTCTCTTTTTCATCCTCGTCAAAGACGCGACCGGTCAGGGTGAATTCCGGGTGAACGGACGTGCGACCGTATGCCGTGACGCCCGGTTTGAGCTTGTCGGACTTCATGGCCATGAGTCTGTCGTAGAGGTCGCGCGGCATGTGCGCTGTCAGCTTGAGCGTGCCGCTACCGGTACCGCGCGTGCGCTTCTTTGCGACAACGCCTCGGCACTTCTTTGTGACCTGGATGACCTCGGTCTCCTCCTCAAGGGAGCCGATGCACCCGATCGAGCACGTCTCGGTGCCAAGTTTCACGACGAGCTCGCGCACTTCGTATTCGGAAAAGACAGTCGTTTTGATTGCCATCTCAACTCCATTCGCTTGTAATTGCCTGCACGCAGCGCTCGACAATCCTCGGGATTACCGACTCGGCGCCGCGTTTGAAAAATTGCTGGTTGCCGGCATGCCTGTTGGTGTTGCTGCCGTCATCCGGAAAGTAGAGGTATTGGTAGCTGCCCTTGGCGGCGACCGTCACGGCAAGATTCTCATTCGTGCGGTATTCGGGCCAATCGGACACCTTGGCCGACGCCCTGTGACCCTTGAAGGTCCTACCTGATGCATGGATGAGCGGGTTGATGCCTCGGTAGATGACAGGTCCCGCCTCGTTGTGCAGTACCTCGTTGATGGCGCGCTCGGCATTGTCGGGATACTGCTGAGCCGCCACGGTAACAGCAGCGAAATCGGCCTCACCGATAAAAGCCCAGCCGCTCACGACTTGACCGCCTTGACAAATCTGAGCGTCATCATCTCAACAACGTCCTTTGTACCTGGTTTCGTCGTGTAGTAGTAGCCGATGGCGGTGCCGTGGTCCAGGCGCATGCCCGGAATCTGTGTCATTGCGGCGATCACCTCGGAGGCGGCGCCATCCGGCACATAGCTCTCGCGCACCATCGCGACCGAATACACGTTCGTGAATCCGGTCAGATTGTCTTTCGCGCGGGTCTCCTCGCGCGAAAAGACCGTGTAGTCCCACGGGTCACTCTCGGGCAAGCCGGCGGCGGTGCCATAGAAAACAACATCGTCGACGGTCGCGAGCGCATCGCGGATACGGTCGAGCGTGCTATCTTGCGTCGACATACGGCACGCCCCCCTCGAGGTAGAGATACATCTCCGTATTCGTCCTGTCGATGTGGGCGATGCCGTAGATCGTGGCGCCGATGACCGCTTTCATCCCGGGCTTTACCGCCGGGATGTTGTGAGTGCAAATCTTTGCGCTGCACGTAAACCCAAGGCGCTCGGAAACCTCATAGTCCTGGTCGCGCACCGAGCACGAGCGGAAGAAAAGGCGCACGAGCGCATCGAGGTCGTAAGGGACGCTCGAGTTGCGCTTTGCGCCGAAAGAGGACGGCGTGCGGGTCTCGGTGTAGATTCCCACCACGCCGTCGCTATAACTAGGCAGAGGCCGCTTTTTGAGCATATTCCACCGCCAGCCACCTATCTCGGCACTTGGCGATCTTCTCGGCGTAATTGACCTCGAAATCGTCGAGCGCGTCATTCCACTCATAGAAGCAGTACGCAAGGAATAGCGCCTGCTCGGTGCCGCCGTCCTCGAAGGTGAATGAGCTCTCGGTGATGGCGAGCATGGAACGGAGGTCGAGGTCGGCCTGCTCCATGATCTCATCTATGCGCTCATCGACCTCATCGTCCCGGTAGATCACGCGCAGCTTGCGGCGCACCTTGTCGACAAGCGCCATGCGTTACCTCCTTCTAGGCTACGGGCAGCTCGACGGCATCCTCAACGGCGTTGGCCTCAGAGGTGTTGGACTGGGTTTCAACGCTCGCGGCGGCAGCTGCGGCGTTGACGTTCTTCACAGTCACATAGGCAGGATCGAGGTTGGAGATGTCGAGCACCGCGAAGCTGGTGTTGTCGTATGCGCGACCAGCGGCATGCTGGACGAGCTTGAAGGTTCGGGCATCGTCAAGGAAGTGGACGGAGTCATCGAAGATGATGGCGCCGTTGCGCTTGCCGCCGACGGCGAGCGTGTAGTCCTCGATGACGCCGAGCACGGCGGTTCCGGACTTGACGACGTTGGACCTGATGACCTCGGTCGGGAACGGGAACAGGTCACGCACGTAACCGCCGACCTCGGGGGCGAGCACGGTGGTCGCCGGCATCACCTTGGTCAAGTAGTCGACCGTGTTGACGAGCAGCACGACACTGTTGATGTCGCGCATCTTGCCCTTCTCGGTAAGAGCGACCTTAGCAACGAGCTTGCCGTAATCGGCAGGCGCGAAGGACGTAACGGCGACCTTCTCCTTGTCCGGGTAGCCGGTCGACTGATTGAAATCGCCGTTGGGGTTCTTGGTCGCACCGATGGGCATATTGACGCCGGTGCCGTTGACGATGGCATCCTCAAGGCCGTAGCCAAGTGCCTCGGCCATGACGGCACGGATAAAGGCATCGAGGAATACCGGACCCATGTCGAGAAGGTCGAGCGGGATGATACAGAAAGCGGTGTACTTGGCCTGGGTGATGTCGAGGACCTTGAGCGCGCCCTTGATCTCTTTGGTGATCTTCTCGTCGATTTCTCCCCAGGCGCCCTTCTGCACCGTGGAATCGTTGATGATCCACTTGGTCGAATAGCCAGCGTTGGCGAATCGAATCTTGCTGAGCAGCGGTCGGGTCTCGATGAGGTAGCGCAGTACGTCCTCGATGACAGTCTCGGGCATCAGGTCATCGACATTCTCGTCCTTGAGGATATCGATGAAAGACTGCTTGGACTCGGCGTTCTTAAGCGCCTGGGCGATGCCGGTGTACCACGAGGACTCCTTGGCGGTCAGCGTGCGGTAGCCACGGTTCGCCAGGACCTGATCGTCCTTGGACTGGCTGTAGAGGTCGAAGTCGGCGCGGATGGACTCGGCGATCTCGTTGCCGAAGGCATCCCAAGCGCTCTCCATCTGCTTTGCATCACCGGACTGAAAGGCCTCGGCGATCTTGGACGCGCTCTTGGTGGTCTTGATAAGGCTCATTGAGTCTCCTATCTATTTCTTTCTAGTTGGCGAATAGGCTCGTGAATGCGGCAATGCCGCCGGCAAAAGCCTGCTTCTTGTCGGGGTCCTTCTCGGGGTCCTCGGGCTCGTCATCGGGCTCGGCGTCATCGCCGCCGTCCCCATCGCCCTCGTCATCGTCCGAATCGGAATTACCGTCATCGGCACCGGAATCGTCGCCGTCATCGTCGGCGCCGTCATCGTCATCGGTATCGTCCGGATCGTCATCGTCATCCTTGGTGGCGGCACGATGCTCGACGGATGCCATGACGAGTGCCATGAGCGAATCGCGCGCGCCCTGGGACGCCTTGTCGCCGCGCTCGAATGTCTCGATGGCGGTGGCAAAACCCATATCGACGGCGTCTGCCGGGCTGATCCACGTCTCGGCGTCCATGAGCTCGGTGAGCTCGTCCTCGGTGATGGAGACGCGCGCCATGTATGCCGACCTGGACGCGCTCGTGATGGTGTCCATATCGTCGGCAAGCTTGCGCAGGTCGGCAGCGTTGACGCCCCATGCGCTCGTCCAGGCGTTGTGAATCATCAAGAGCGATGCATCCGACATAAGGCGCTCGTCACCGGCCATGAAAATCACGGACGCGATCGAGCAGGCGAAGCCGTCACAGGTGGTGCGCACGCGCGCCTTGTGTCGTCGGAGCGCCGAGTAGATGGCAAGGCCCTCGGCGACCTCGCCGCCGTAGGAATTGATGTGCACGTTGATCTGGGACACGTCGCCGAGCTCGTCGAGCTGCTTGGACAGCTTCGGTGCGCTCATGGCGTCATCGTCCCACCAGCAAGAGCTGATGTCGCCATAGATGTCGAGGTCGGCGGTCGTGCCGTCCTCGGACGTTGTGAGCTGAAAGTATTTCTTCACTACATTTCACCCCCTTGATTCGCGTCGCGGAGTACATCCTCAACGGCGCCAAGGTTCTTGGTGATAAAGCGCTTGTCGGCGATCGGGTCGCTGATAGGCTCATAACCGAGTGCCTTGAGCACGTCGTTGATGCAGAAAACGCCATAGGACATCAGCTGCGAAGCCGGTCCAGCGGCATCGAAGATGTCGATGTGTTTGATGGTGGTCGTGTCGACCTTGACCTTTGAGCCGGCCATGATTTCGTCGGGCTCGAAATTCTTTCGCGTGACCTCGTCGGAAATCATCTTCGCCTCAGGATCGACCGAGAACGTGAGCATGGTGTTCACGAGGTCGCCCATGTTGGTCATGTCGCCATACATAATCGATTTCGGGACCTTAAATGCGATGGCGGCGCTGTCGTAAATCTCTTTACGTAGGTCTGAGATATCGGTGGGCTCGACTGCGTTCTCGACCTTGACCGGCTCAAGGTGTGAGCCCTTAGTCTCGAAATATACCGAGTTGGCATTTTCGATAAAGGTCTTGAGGTTGCGCTTAAGCATGGCCTCGGCCTTGTCCTCGTCCTTGAGGCTACCGGTCAGACCGCGCTCCATAACGAGCTTGTATTTCTGGCCTGATGTCGCCTTGTATGCCGCCATCGCCGCCGCCATCAGCGTCGAGTATGAATCGAGCATGCTCTCGACGTAGCACGAGATGTTCTTGTCGGCGAGCTTGAAGAACATACATTCGTTCGCGCGGTACTTCCTGATCAGGTTGGCGTTGCCGACGACGATGCCGCTGAAAATATCCTGTTCTAGTGGATGCTCCTCGCGGCTGTAAGAATCTGCGACATAGAAGCTGTCGCCGACAGGCACGACGAGCGCATCGCCGCGCATACAGAGGCGCTCGACGAGCTCGCACCAAAACTGTGCGGCATTCTGATTGTTGTTTGGCTCGACGTTCAGGCGATACCAGAGGTCATCGTTGACCTCCTTGCCGTTCTCGTAGACGCGAAAAAGGCACATCGCGAGCGCGTTGGCCTTGTACGAGATGGCGGTCGCAAGCGCGATCGCCTTGAAATAGGTGGCGGCGGCAAGCTCAGACTCGACGCCACTGCCGGCGGCAGGCTCAATCTCAGCCTGCGTCACGCGCAAGCCGAGAAAGTCGATTGCTTTCAAACGGCCTCCCCTCTAGAAGGTCATGGTCGGGATGATTTCGATTTCCGAGGTATCAGGCAGGCGGTCGGCCACCGTGAATGCAGCGGCGAGCGCCATGAAGCCATCGGTCTTACGCGACTTCGGCTCGATCTTGTCGTAGCAATAATTTCCATGCGCGGCGGCTGTGAGCTTTACGTTGTTCGCGTACCAGCGCATCATCGGATCGTCTCCCCAGGCGATGCGGTGGTTGATGAGCGCAGAATTGACGATGGGCTGAATCTGCATCAGGTCGGACGGTCGCACGAGCTTGACGGTCTTTTCCTTTGCGGAAAAGCCGATTGAATCGAGCTCGCGCATGAAAGTCGAGTGGCGGTATGAGTCGATGGCACCCTCTTGGATGTCATAAGTGCCCATCTGCTCGTAGAGCCAATCGGTCACGAGGCTCGCGTGAATCTCGACATCGTCGACATACTCGAGCAGTCCTCGCTTCGCCCACTCATCGAGTGGCGCCTTGATGCGCGCCAAATCCTTTGACGCACGACAGACCCAAGAGTGCTGTATCGCGAAATACTCGTCACCGTCGCGGAAAAGCAGCGCGGCGGCAACGAAGTCCTGGGTTTTCGCGAAGTCGATACCGAAAACACAGGTCATGCCGGAAAGGTCCGGCAGCTCGCGCGATGCGGCCTTGAGGTTGTCGTAATCGGTGAGCTGGTAGTCGGGGTTGCCCGCCGGGAGATTCATGCGTTTCGTCATGAAGTCGGCGTTGCCTGCGGGATTATCGAGAAAGTCCTGATACTCCTGCTCAATTTGGCTCACCAAAACGGGAAGGTACGGCAGGCTCGGGTTTGCCTTGACCCAGTTGCGCTTGTCGGAGACTTCGTCAGCCGTGTCGAGCTTGAAGATCAGCGGCAGGAATCCGTTGTCGGGAATCTCGCCGGAGAGGATGCGGCGAGACTTATCCAGCAGGCTATCGAGCACGCCGTCGCGCACATCGCCATCGGTCGTGATGTACAGGCGCCGCGGATGCGGTTTCTTGCCCAGACCGGTCGTAAAGACCTTGATGTTGTCGAAGTTCTGGTAAGCATGGACCTCATCGAAGATGACCATGCCGGAGCGCAGGCCGTCCTTGGACTTGGGATTGTCCGTGCGGTACTTGATGCGCGAGTTGGTCGAGCGGCAGACGATTTCCTCTTTGTTCCAGCGGAAACCTTTTTGAAAGCGCCGGCGCTGACCGGAGTTCTCGAGGATGTTCCAGATATCGTCGAAAGAGGTCTTTGCCTGTTCCTCGGAGTTGGCGCAGATGTCGACATCATAGTCGCGGATGCCGTTGACCTTGGTGGTCGAGCAAAACGCAATGAAGCTGCAAAATCCGTTCTTGCCGCCGCCGCGCCCCATGTAGGCAAGTTCCTGGGACCATCGAGGCGTGCCGTCCTTGTTGAAAACGCACATGAACAGCGCGAATGCGAAAAGCTCCCATGGAAAAAGCTCGAAAGGGAAATACTTCTCGTAATGCCTGTATTCGGCAAGGCGCTCGGTGTCGATTATCAGTTCCTCGTCGGCGAAAACTCGCCGGAGGTGCGCCATGAGCTGATGCTGCTCGGCGCACGCCCTGACCTTTCCGGTCTCGACCATGCGCATGTAGGTCGTTATCTCGGGACAGTTGATGCGCTTGTGCCGCCGCGCACGTGCGCTAGAACTCACCCTCGCCATCATCCTCACGGCGCTCGGGAACGATGAGCTTGCAACGCGCGGTCACGGTGAGACCGAGCGAGGATGCGCACGCCTGCGCCTGCTTAAAGGCACGGTCCTGGGCGATCTGCAAATTCTTGATGTTGAGCGGGTCGTGCTCATCCATCAAGTCGGAGGTGTAGCGTTCGTAAAGCGATTCGGATACGACGTATCGAGCGAGGCAGTCGGCATCGGGTTGCCCAAAATTGTCGGGCATGAGCGCCGACAGCATCTCGGCGTAGCGCACGAACTCGCGGCGGATCTCAGGCCACTTGTCGAGGTAGCCGGGCGGCGACACGCCGCGCAGCGCGACCGGCACGACCGACTCGGTCGCCTTGCGGCGCTCCTTCTCGGCCTTTGTCAGGTGCGACTTGCCGCGCGCGGTCAGCACGTCGACCGGCTGCTTGTTTCGTCCTGCCATCCGCACACCCCCTATCGCTGATTTTCAAAAACGGAATTTAAAATCCTCTGTCCTATACACCCCCCCGTTGTTCGCCCCCTACGGAATTAGGGGCTATGGGGAGCTGGGGGCCTGTCTAGCGTCAGTCCCAGCGCTCCTTGGTCACGGGCTTGCCCTTGGGCTTGTGTCGCGGACCGTCGAAGCGACCGTGAGCGGCGTTGTGACATGAGTTGCACAGAGGATGCAGCACCTCGCGCCTCGTCCCATCTGGCAGCTCAATGAATCGAGTGAGCGCCATGCCTGGATGCGAATGTACGTGGTACTCGTGGTGCACTGTGTCGGCTCTCACGTAGACGCCGTGGTCCGCGCACTCCTCGCACTCAAAGCCGTGGTCCTCAAGGACCTCATGCCTCAGTGCTTTCCACTCAGGCGAGTTGTAAAAGACATAGATCTTGTCATCGGCATAGAGCTCGCGAATCCATGACGCGAGCGGCCTGTCGCTCGGGACATGCACGGCGCACCTCTAGGACAAAAGAAAAGGACCGATGGCTGCTGTCGCCCATCGGTCCCTCAACTACCACGATCCTCACCAGCGCGCCCCCGCGCTGTGGTTGCGCACCGAGCAGGGTTGGACTGTCTCAATGCGCGAATCGCAATGATATCTATATCACTTCAAAGCCCGGTCACATCGGCTCACAGCAGCTCAAAGTGGCTCACATCGGCTCAACTTTTAAGGTAGTCGGCATTGAGCCCGATGCTGCCTGACATTGAGCCGAGGCCCACGCCGTCGATAGCGTGGCGTAGGCCGATGCTGTCGATGGTGTCGAGCGCGGTCATGGCGTGGCGCTTGGCGGTCGCAGGCGAGACGTGGCACACGGCACCGCACGATACCCACGTCTCGGCGTTCAGATAGCGCCAGAACAGCACATCTGCGTATTCGCTACCAAGTACCGCAGAAACTCCTTCTCGCCCGTTCCTGCCGTAAATGAGAGCCGCACAGAGGTTAAGGAGCTTGGTGTCCTCGGCGAGACGAGCGCGCATCATCGATTCATAATCCACGATCGCGATTGACGCAGCCGTTCCGTTGACGTCCTTGGTGGCGCCTCGACCGCCGCCCGAGATTGATGACGAGCCGCCGAGCGTGCGGTGACGCATGCGCTCGAGCTGCTTGGCCGCATGGTCGCGCTCGATGGCGGCAGATCGCGCGGCCTCGAACAGCTCGCGGGCGTTTTGGAAATCGTCTAGCACAGCTCGGCTCCTTTGCGAATATCGCGGGTTTTCAACAGTTCAAAAAAGTTTTCAACAGAGAAAGAACCAAAGAGAGGACTTCCTAGTAAGGTTGACTGCCGACGCCCGGCACGTCTCGTTAATAACGAGCCGTGCGTCGGCGTTTCTTTTATTTTATTTTCTTTTATTTTATTACAAGCAACGCTTAAGCTTTGCTTTAGCTTTGCTTTGTTGAAAGTTTCCGCAGGTAGATTAGGCATTTTCACTCCCCTCTTTTCGCGATTTGCCACCGACGGCTGCACTGGCTCTGCGCTTACCGAAGTACAGTGCCGACTCGTCCACTACAGGCGATTTTATTGCACCGTCCCCGAACATCTGTATGAGTCCACATTCGGACAGATCCTTGAGGAATTGCCCCAGGGCGCTCAAGTTGTCGCCGAACCAGAGCTCGTCAGCCAAGAGGTACTGGCTCTCGGTGTCGAGTATGTCGATGACATGGCCCTCCTCGGCGGCAAGGCGCTCAAGCAGCCGCATGTACCTGCCGTAGCCGTCCGGTCCGCATCGCCTGATGAAGCGACGGCAGGCGGTCGAGTCGGCGAGGTGCGCTTCGTGGGTGAAATACTTGAGCGGAGCAGCGGCAGCCGCCTCGATGTCAGCCTGTGTGACCTTTCTCCTTGCCATCGGGCAATCTCCTAGTCCTTACGTTTTCTTTCCTCTAGATGGGCGTGTCTCTTGGCTCCCCATTTCGGATGGATGGCGATACACTCGGGACAGCGCTTTTGATTTTTGGCGCGAGCGGCAAACTGCTTGCCGCAGACGCAGCAGGTAGCGATCAGCTTTGTAGTGCGCTCGCCGCGCGCCTTGAGGCCCTGCGCACGGCACTCGGGACACGTCTTACGGTAACGGTTCTGGTAGTTGGCACCTTTACTCGGATCTGGCAGGAATGTCTTGCCGCAGACGCCGCATGTCCTCGGCACCGACAGCTCGGCCTTGTGGATGCCTGACGCGAGCTCGCAAAGCGCCACACATTGCCTGAGCGATTCAGCATCATGCCAGTCAGGTGTGTCGGCGGAGTTGATGCGAGCCATCAGGCGGTGCGGTACGGCGACGAGGTTTTCAGGCGAGCAGTTGAACGGGTCCTTGTCCGCACAGACGATGTCGTATCCATCGGGAATCGAGCCGTGCACCTCTCGGTAGACGATGTAGTGCTTGAACTCCCAGTTGTCTTTTGACATCGGTACAACCGGTTCTTCACGCACCTTGACCAAGATGCCATCCTTGGTACGCCGCTCGTAGCCGATGGGCTTTCGCGGCCTGCCGCCGCCTGGACGCCGAGGCCGCATCTGCCGTCCATTGTTGGCACGCCAGACGTTGACCTGCCCACGCGACAGCGGAAAGCCGAACTCAACCTCGAATTGCTCGGAAAGAGCTGGCACGGCCTGTCCCACATCGTGCTCGTCCATCCAGGCGTTGTAGGCGGGCTCGCGCGCCCAGATGATGCGCTTGGTCATGGTGTCGGGCGCTTTCTCGCGCGAGTGCCTGAGTCCGAGCTTGTAGGCCTTTTGCGCGAGCGCGCCGGCAGTCGGACGGCGCCCGAACCGTTTCTCGAATTGGTCGAGCAGATGCGGGACATGCTCCTTGGAGTAGTTCTCGCGAATCCACTCGATCTCTTCGTCCGTCCAGACCCGACCTCCCATTAGAGCAGGCCCTTGGGGATGGTCGCGGTGGCGCCGATCTGGTGCTTAAGCTTGATGACGTCGGCGGTGAGGTGCCCCGAGTCGATGATGGTCTCGGCAATGTCCTTGACCGCCTTGGCGCGCTCAATCTCGGCCTTGAGCGCATCGGTGTCGGACGGGTCGATGCTTTCCAAGCGCTCAAGCTGACGGAAAAGGGGCGCGTTGATATCCATTGACATTTCGTTTTTCCTATCTCGTGGAGTTGATGGCTAGAGGTGCTTTATGGCGCGGTTGCCGTAGACGAGCGAGCACCAGTCCTCGCCTCGGCGTTCCTGATAGTCCTCGCAGATGGTGGTGTCGCGGACGGCGCGAAGATACGGATCTGGATGCTTGCACCAAGACCTGTCGTATCTCTCGCGCCACCAGCGGCAGGTCTCGCAGCAGGGAGCTGGCGCGGACATTACCGGTTTTTCGACCAGTCGCGGACGCGCTCGATGCAGTCGATGGCCTTGTTCAGGTCGCCCTTGCAATCGCCCTTGTAGGCCCAGCGCCAGAGGTATTTGAAGGCATTCGCCCACCAGAAAATGACCATCGGCGGCATCGCCATACGGGTCGCTCTGGCGAGCATGGCCGCAAGCGCCATGTCGCAGGTGATGAAGCCGTCGCCGCGGTAGTGCTCGGGAATGCTCTCAAGCCGCTCCTTGTTCCTATGGTCGATGCTCTCGATGGCGTCGTTGATGGTCGTAACCCAGGCGCGCATGGCGTGCTCGGGTACGGAAACGATGCCATCCGAGCGGTCCTCGGCCTCGTCGACGAAGTTGAGGTAGGAATTGATGCCACTGAGCGCGCACTTGAGAGTATCGCGCTCGGTCTTGGTAATGAATCTAGGCACGGTCGGGCTCCTTGTATTTGTCGCAGGTATAGGACGGGTTGACGCTCATGACGGCCTTGTCGACCGAGCAGTAGAGATTGCCGGGGCTGTCGGGATTGGCTGGCGGCGTGAATGTGTACGGCGCCGCGAATCGGCACTCGGCACACGTCTTTGGCGCCTCTGCATCGGTGATTTTCTCGTCACTCATCGGCGTTTGCCTTTCTTCTTGGGGCTCTTGGTATTTCGGCGCGATCGCTTGAGCGCCCTCTCTCGCGCTCGGTTGGCCTTGCGCTCGGCATTTACGGCATCTTCGGTAATCTCTCGCCAATCGTCATCGCTGCGGTTGAGCTGGTTGGCGAATGCGGCAAAGTCAACGGGCACAAAGGTCGCGCGAGGCTCCTGTTGTTTTGGAATCAGGCCGACAATCATGTCGGCAGTTGAGTCGATTGGTGAGCCGTATAAAATTGCATCCTCATACATGCTCGCGACAGCATCGGCGAAATCGTGATGCGACGATGTCGCAGGCTTGTCGCAGCTCTGTCGCAGTTGCAGGGCGTTTTCGAAAAGCCGCCGAAACTCTGGACGCATCGGCAGAATCAGCTCGCCTTTGTCGAGCCAAATGGATCCACTGAAAACGCCATCGCGCCAAAACCGCTCGGCGAGGCGCATGCTCAGCTCGCGCGCGCTCATGATGCGCTCCATCACTCGTAGCCCTCATCATCGTCGCGCGATTTGACGTTCACGAGCAAAAGGGCGAGCACGGCGAATCCAATGGCGAATGCCGTGATTATAACCGGCACATACCAGAGAAACGCCAGGTGCGCGAAGTAGCACACGACGGCGGTGATGACCGTGATGCCGATGAGCATGACGATCGAGCCGAGCAGCGCCGCCAGGATGCACAGCAGCTTGGCGAGGCGCTCGAAGTTGCGGCGGCACTCGGGGCGCATTAGCGCTCACCTCCCAGGGCGATGACCTGAGCGCGGCGATGCTTTGACAGGCCACCGACACGGCGGTTGTCGGCGATGGAGTTGGAGAGCATGAACTCCCTGGCTCGCTTGATGCCGATGCCGGGGATGGCGCGGATGAACTCGAAAACCTTCATGCGCTGCATCACGGGCAGCTCGATTGCCGAGGCAACGGAGAGATTTCCTTCCTTCATCTCGCGCTTGAGGCGCATCCTCGTCCTGCGCGTCTCGATGGCTTTCTGCGACGCCGCGGAGCGCTCCTTTTGGGTCATCAGCGGGATCGGGTTGGGGATGCCTTTGCCCATCTCGTCAAACTCGGTAAGCGCGTCGATTTCGGCATCCGACATCTCGTCGAATTCGTCCATTTCGTCCTCTTTCTGGGTGTAAGCAAATAACTCGTTCTTATTTGCTTGGTGGCTGTTACTTAACGTGTTTTTCGTATGTCTAACTGGGGTTTTTCCAGATTGTTGAATTGTTGAAAACTGTGCTATTGCAACTCAATTGCAACCGCTATTTCTGGCTGTTTTTGAAGTTTTCAACAGCCTTGTCCCATGCCTTGAGGCCGTCCCTGAGCTTGCTCTCCGCCTGCTCCAACTTGACTATGAGCGCCGTATAGGACAGCACATCGTCTTGATGGACGGAGGATAGCTTTCGGAACATGGCTATCAGGTCGTTCTCGTTCTTGGTGAGCTGTGCGGGTTTCACTAAACACCTCCTTGGATTGCCTTGTAAAAGGTTTCAGCTGCCGCCATGTCGCGGCCTTGCAGCATGTGGCCGTAGATTCGGATCGTGATTGCAGGTGAGGAATGCCCCAGGCGCTCGCTGAGCGTGACCACGTCGATGCCGTGTGCCAGGCACCAGCTCGCGTGAGTGTGGCGCAGCGTATGGAATGTCGCCTGACGGTCGAGGTCGAGCTTTTCAACTAGGCGCTTGAACCAGCTGCTCAAGGTCGAAGGTCTCGCCCACGTGCCGTCGACGCTCGCGATGCCCATGTCTCGGGCGCTGCCCTTCTGGGTCTCGTGCCATGCCATGAATCTCGCGATGACCTCAAGCTCCTCGGGTACGAGCGAGATGTTTCGCCTTGAGGTCGAGCTCTTGGGCTTTTCCTTACGGTATGGCTGCTCGTTGCCGGGCTCCACCACCGTGCCGCCGATATGGATATATCCGCGCTTTTGGTATACGTCCTTGGGTCGCACGGCGCACACCTCGCCACAGCGCGCGCCGGTGTGCAGGGCGAGCCAGGCTGCAAAGGCATTTCGGCGCTCGATGTCGCCCACCTCGACCTCGAAGCTCACGATTGGATCCAGATAGGCATTGAGGATTGCAACGTCATCTTCCTCAAGCGCGATCGCCTCGTCCTGGTCCCGGTAGGGCTTGACGGCGTCGAGCAGCGGGTTGGCCTCGACGAGTCCAACGCTCACGAAGTACCTATAGGCACCGCGCAGGAATTGGTAGACGGCGTTGACCGTGTTTGGGCTCAGTGGCTTACCGTCGCGCGAGCCGCGGCGCAGCAGCACGCCGTTGAATTGCGTGAACTCGAACGCCGTAATCTCGTCGGCGCGCTTTCCGCGCAGGAACCGGCTGATGTAGCAGCGCAGAAATTGGCGCCACTGTTTCACCGAGTTGGGACTCGCGCCGTTGAGCTCGCGCATCTCGATATAGTCGGCGAGCATGTCGGTGAGCACCGTGGAGCGCACGCGACCGTCTGCCGTTAGGTCTGATGCCCAGATTGCCGCGGCGACTCGAGCATCGGCCTCACTAGTTGCCTCTGGAAAGGAGCGGTAAGCCTGAATCTTCTTGCCCTTGGAATCCTTGCCAAGATATATTCGGCTATACCAGACACCTCGCGAGTCCTGCTTGACTGGGACCGTTGCCGCCATCGTTAGGCCTCGGTCTTTACCGATTTGGCGGCCTTGACGATCGCGTTGAGCACGAGCAGTGACTGCTCGACAAAGAACTCATCGATCTCGATGCTCCAATCGTCGAGTTCCACGAGCATGTCACACGTCTCAGCGATCAGATTGAGGCACATCGTGACGCCGTCTTTGTCGATATCCCTGCTGTCGAGTGGCAAGGTGAGTGCAACATCGCCGTCGGCCAGGGCCCACGCAGCTTTGGCAAGCGCACGGCAATTT